TGGAGAGATTTTACGTTTCGCTGAGCACTCGCTAACCACAACCCAAACATGCGAAATTCGGGATACTCTCTCTCAAATCACTAGCGTCTACTCTTACGTCTATTCCGCCACTTCCGGCAAGCCACCACTAACCATCCTGCTGAATATTACTACTAAACAAGGTGAATGTCAATAGTTATAGAAAGTATATTTACCACTAATATTATTGTCGGGGTTTTACCATGTCACTGGACGATTTTTGGTGCGGCGGGATATTTCTAGTCCACTTAGCTTCGGATTTTGTCAAAAAGTGGTAATAATATTAGTACGAAATTGACAACAGATTTGCGACAAAATTGACACTGGTTTTGTACTAATTTTATTAGTGGATTTCTACCAAACAGAACAGCCAATTGCGGTAGAATATCCCGGTTATCATTATAATAGATAATCCGCCATTTATCTTGAAAATAAGGGCTGCCGGGTAGTTCCAGACCATTCCAAATCACTTATCTCACTCCAATATCATCCCTGACTGTACTTTCTTTTCTACGGTGACGATGGTGTCATTATGACACGCGCCGTGGCAACAGAGTAGTATCTCCACAATTTCAAAGCCTCGATCCAGTCCTAATCCGGTACTATCCCAACAAAATGAGATACACGTACCTCCGGTAGTAATTATCCTGGCTATTTCATCTTTGCACCTAGCCCAATATTCAGCGCGGCCGGCCGTGCCCTTAAATTTCGGTGTATATCTCCGTAGGCATTGTTCAACGCTGTATGGCGGGTCAAACAAAACACCGTTGATACTATCGTTCTCTCGGGACCGTAGAAAATCCAGCGCGTCCATCTGAAAATTAGCACCGCGTCCCTCAATATCGTTGGTGATCTCCGCCGGACTATTCTCTCCGGCGAATGGGTCTATCCAACCTTTACCGTCACCAACATATCTATTCAATAATTCCTTGATAGGTGGTATCTGGAAGGTCCACTTATTTGGCATCGCCCACACACGGTTTATTATCAACTTATTTCTCCCTTATAATTTTACTGACTTCTTTCAATACCTGTTTATCCTTGACGGTAAATTTGAAGTGGCTCCCGGGTCTGATTAACTCTATAGAAGGTGTCCAGCCGTCTAAATCGTGTTCATGTGCTTCGCACCACTCCCAACCGGGTAGGGGGTCAAAGCCTAATCTTAATTTTCAGTAATACTTTTCTTTTTCAATATCCATATCTAACCTGCCTCTATCCCATGCTCTATACTTCGTTTCATAAAATGACCGTTTCGTTTCACTTTAAGAGCACTTCGTTTCATAAAATGACCGTTTCGTTTCACTTTAAGAGCACTTCGTTTCACATTTCATCCCTTTTCTTAAACTCTTGTTTAGCAGCAAGATATTTCTGGGAAACTTCAGCTACTGCCATATTCGCTAAATCCTGACAGGCATACCACAGTTCAAAATGTGAAAGGTGCATTTCTTCTCCCAGCTTCATAACTTCCATCTGAAAGTTATGACATTTTTCTTGGTCTAATCTATCCATGCTCTCACTCTATATCTCTAAAATTAGCAGAACTCATAACGAGCATCGAACTTTCCCTCTGGCCCAGTTCCCCAACTTTCATAGAATTCTTCTATATTGTCATCATCGCCTGATTTCTCGGCTTCACGCTGTAAAGCAATCCAATCTACTGTCGGGTCGAAAGCCTCTCGGATGAGAACACCTAGTGGCCCTTTGGGGTCAGTATATCGACAGTATTCGGGGTGAATATTTCCGGGATTCTTAGGGTCTTCGGACTCAAATTCTGCATCAGAGCCACGATATGGTTCGCAGATTTCATCTAAGAGTTCCAAGGCTGTTTGATTGGCTCTCATCTTGAGTGCCATCTCGGCCATGCGGCCCATAGCTCGGCCAACTTCGTGATTACCCATTATTTCCCTCCCCTATATCTCTAAAATTAGCTACGTTAAAGAATACCGGCCACTTGAAGGGAATAGTAATATGAATGAAACGCTCAAAGATGATATTCCGGAACTGCGTCTTACGCGCGATACAAAGTAATGGTCCCTTGTCCCAGGTAATATCAAAGACCGGGCTCCCGACATCACAGGTTATTTTCCTGCCGTTATCACAGACCATAGCTAACTGCATGACTCACAACTCCTTAATTAATTCAGTCCAGCACTTGGGGCAATAGTGTTTTAGGTGCCATTCGCTATTCCAGTGAGGACAACGCTCATCTCCCCAATTTAAGAGCTTTTTAAGCTGTGCCGTGACAACTGCATCAACATTAACAGTTGACACAAAACTACCATCCGAACAGGGATAGGTTTTTTCTTTATCCAAGTCTAAATTGTCTCCAATCTCTTTCGGTGTTAATAAAATCCTCATACTCCTACTCCTTTCCTAAACGGACATAACACCCAATTCTTACACTTTACATTACAAGATATACTGGGTATTCCCTTTTCTTTCTTTTGAATTGGACAGGTCATTCAAACACTCCTCACAAACTAGCTTCCCATTTTCAAGATATAACCAGACATCCGCTTCCCGGCATTTATCGCACTTACCCTTACAGAGAGCTAGTTTCATTATCTTTCCCCTCAAAGTATCCGTTCTGCATCAATCGCCATACGAGTTCCTTTTTCTGGCCGGAAGTAGCTAAACCCTGCTCGCCACAAATCTTTTGTAAATCCTCACCTAGATACTCACCATCAAGTCTACATATCAGCTCTCTCAAGGCCGGGTCCGGCGGTACACCTATCCGGTCAAAGAACTGGTCGGTAGTCTCCATGTCAATATCCCGGGCTTTGAACATGTCAATTATAGAGGGTGATTTTCTAGTAGTAAAAGGTTCTTGGGTCTCCACATCTACCCCTGCCCAGGCTTCGGATAGCTCGGTACTCCAGTACGAAACGAGTTCATTTTTAACCATGCCTTGAAATTCCGGCTTCTCCGTATCTATGAAAGTCCAGGCCCGGGTGTCCTCGCCGATTTCCTGCAGGGCTTTGAACTTCTGCTTGGCCGTAGTCAGTATATCCTTCATCCAGTGGTCTTTGCTGCCATAGCGTATCTGTCTAGCTGAAGGTTCTTTCAGCATGATCGCGCCATAGATACCTCTTAGTATCCGGCTGCCGACATCGGATGAGGAATGATAGATATAAATTATTATAGAGTGGCGTTGGCGCGAAAGACTGTTATAGCTCTTGAGACGCTCTTCAAGTTCTTTGTTGCCGGCCGGTGCAGTAGTAGTGCCTTCGTCTATCAAAGCTATAAAGTCGCCAGTCTTTTTCAAACTTTCGGAGTCCCGGATAACATAGTTGTCGGGTAGGAGATTCTTTTTAGCCTCTGGGAAGTTCACCACGACTGGCAACAGGTCGTATTCTTTAGATAAGGTGTCTACAAGATAGTAGGCCAGGCCGGACTTCCCGGCTCCCACGTTTCCCAGAATGATATTGGTCGAGGGGAGTAACACCAAGTCTTTCAGCGACATGGTATGAGGTTTGGTATCATCCGGTTTAGGTTTCTCGTTATTCTGTGAATCTTTTAGGTAATCGGTTATATCGCCCACGTTAAACCTCCCACTTCACGGTAGTTACTTTGTGGTCACTTTCACTGTAAACAATGAAACGTTTACCATTAGTCATAAGGCGATTATATAACTGGATGATAAATTTATAGGGATACCTCTTGAACACTTTGACTTTCACTTTGTCTGTTATATCACCCATCTATTTACCCTCAACCTTATTGAGTACCGTGTCTATATCAGCTATGGTAGTACGCAAATTTTTAGCATCGCGTATGTAAGCATCCTGCAGTGTCTTAAATCTAGCTACGTTCTTTGTTTCTGCCTCGCAACGCTCTGCCAACATCACTAACCACTTGCGTATCTTGAGTAGCTTCTGATACATAGCCGGCGCAGCTTCTATCAGGTGAGCATTGGCTTCGTGGTCATTATATTTATTTGCATAAGGTGTTGTGGCAATCACTCGACTTTTAACATCATCTTCTTTAACCTTGATTACCCATTCATACTTGCCACTAGCTAAATTTTTTTGTTGCTGTGCTTCCCAATTTCCCTTTGTATAGTTCATTTCTTCACCTTCACTTCCCGCCGGCTGCCGTCCTCATTCAATAGCCGGAAGGCACAATAAACGCAGTTATGCCATTTCTCGTCTACTCCCCTATGGCAGTTAGGACACCGGACTAAGGTTACTGTTTGATTCTCCACGTTCTTTACTCCTTTAACTTATTTTACCACTCTTATCTAATTTCATCATCCGTTTGATGTCCTCTGGAAGATAACGCCGGTCTCTCCTGGGGCCTATTCTGAAAGATTTAATGATACCCTGGTTACTCCAGCGTCTCACTGTGTTCTCATGTAAATTTAGTTTACGGCATACCTCTGAGGTAGTTAGTGGCCGGGTCATGTTAAAAACTCCTTATTGCTGCCCATTTTTCTGGGTCTAATTCAATAACCTCGCTGGAGCATTCCAGTTTACCAAGTGCTAGGCGGACATTTCCTTTATTCGCTCTATGGTCTGCGAAATGAGATTTTTCAACAATGAAGTCAAGGCTGAGTTTTTCGCCTGGATAGACAAGCATTTCCGGTAATACGATCTCATAAGCTAATTCCTCTATTTCGTCAGTGGATATAGGGTCGTTGAATTCCTTATCTACCTCTATTTCATTCTCCTGTCCAGTAAGTCCTAGCTCCATACAGTCATTGAAGGCTCCGATGGCTTTGTCTAAAACCTCCGCAATCTCACCGTCCGGTTTCCATGTGTTAAGGTGCTCTACTAACTTTTCTTGCGCTGTTTTATAATCCATACTCTTTTACTCCTTTCCGAGTTATTACCCGGCATACTATTTTACCGCTTCAATAAGGTAAATAACGGCTCTAGCTAGGTCGATAAAATCTATCGTAGAACATTTGACCGTCCAGCCTTCTTTGCGTAGCTCTCTAGCCTTACGGTTACGCTCTTTCATGTCTTTGAATTGCAGGTCTAGGTGTTGTTTACCGTCTATATAGATGTTCATAGCTCTTCAACCTCTAGGGCTAACCTGGACTGGCCGACTGGGGCTTTCTTAACTCTTTTACCGCATACCTGTAAAGTATTCATAGTAACTTGTTTAGTAGTAATAACCGGAGCTGCCGGCTCTAGTTCTGATTCTTCGCCGGTTTCTATACCCTCATCATTAACCATAACCTCATCATCCAGCTTGGTCTCCTGCGTCTCTTTAGGAATAATAGCCATACCGTGTTTTCTCAATAAAGCCTCGGCCCTGGCTACATCGGTATTTCTCTGCAATACCTCGGCCTCGTGTAGCAGCTCGGGTAGATACTGCCTTGCTACTTCGCACATAGCGATATTGATGTCGTAATATTCAGCACAAACATCGTTCCCGTTACCGATCCAATAAGTATCTCCGTACTCTATACTCCGGGGTAAGCCTTGCCGGTTGTCGAATTGAGACAAGAATTGAGCCTTGTCCTCACCCTGGTCGAAATAGGTAGAGTAGAATCCAGCTAGGTCATAATGGGCTATGAAGCTACAATGATTGATAAGATGATGATAGATTGCTTTGGTGAAGTGGTCTTGTTTACATCCATGTTTTAGAAACGTCTCCCATGCTCTGATAACTTGCTGTTTTTCTTTTGCTGTCATAAACTTGGTGTCTTTGAATTCCATTTGCTCAACACTCCTTTTCCGGGTATCTGCTATCCTTGCTTCCCGGTAAACAAGGTAATTAGCTTTATACACTCCTCTTTAACTAGCTTTAGGCGTCTTCTTCAAAAATGCCAGGGAAATATTCCTCGGCGCGCTCTTTCCCGGAATAGCCCAATCCGTTATACCCGGTTCCCTGAGCCTTTTCGAGTAGAAATTGTTTTGCCTCGTTATCAGTCAGTAACTCATAGCTGGATTGACTGCCTTCCCACATTGACCAGCGGTAGGTATAGAAGTAGATTTTACCTGAGCGTGCCTTGTGAGCCAGTAGGTCAGTTCCGGCGGTATACGATGTGCCGGTGTTAGGTGGATTGTGTGGAGCTGAATAAATCTCCACATCCTCTTTAGAATTGATTGCAACCTTTTTCCCTTCGGGAGTCATTAAAATTTCGGCCATTTTAGCCCTCCGTATTCTGCTGTCGGCTTATGCCGCAGTCCAGTACCTATTTTAACGAGCTTTACTCTGATATACCGGAAGTAGGTCTCATTGTGTTTTCCGGTTAGCTTTACTTTACCGATAATCATTTTTAATCCACTCACCTATACCCAGGACTGAAAACCTAGACGGCTGCTCATCACTCACCTAGTACCATTGTTCTACTACGTCAATAGCAGTCCTGGATATACGTCAAGGGATTAAACCTTGACTCTCTTTGGGGGATTATCCATTTCCGGCGTCCATTCATACGGCGCATCTTCGTAACCTGGTAGGGAACGGATCGCCATATTCTTTAGTGCTTCACAAAAATGGTGTGCCTCGGTCTCGTAGTAATCATCATCTTCGCATGACTGATACTCATAGCAGTTTATTAAAGACAGGACTTCAACCGGGGTAGGGATACGATAAGAGAAAGTTACTTTATAGGGTATTAGGTATTCGGCGTCTGCCCTGCCGGGTAGGTCTGTAACCGGCGAACTTGAATAACGGATACCAACCGCTTTGACGTTTTCATCGAGTAGCATTTGACCGACTACATCGGCCATTTCCCTAGTAAGTTGATGGCGATGGCTCTGTAATTCCCGGGAGTATGCTTCATAATCTCCAGTATATTTGATTGTTTTAGTGTCTACATCGTACCAGCTCAATGGTGAATGTGTACGTTGTGGAGAGGTTAAACCGAATCGAACCATAGCATTAATATGTGCCTTGTCTACTACAAATGCGCTCATTCTCTACACTCCTACTATTTATTTTTTATGCTCTTAATCCGATCCGGGTAGTTCACGCAGAAGCTACCACATACCGGAAGTTTACACTTAATACAAGGCTTGGGTAGTTTCATTATTTTAACCCGAAATAAGATTGCTGATTAATTTGAGTCTCTAATTGCCTAACTCTATTCCTTAGAGCATCTATCGTATAATCCTTTTTGGATTTATGGTCTAATCCCTTATGTATCTTTACGGGCATGGCATATAAGTTCTCTGGTCTATCATCACCTTTAACTCCATTTATATGATGTACCCGCCATCCTTCTGGTAATTTGCCATGTACTTGCTCATAAACGTAACGATGTCTATAAACATAACCCTTCTTCATTGAACTAGGGTAATCTGGCATCCATAACATAAAATAACCACTATGCCCCTCTACCGTCCCGCCTTGCCATTTGGGATTTCTTTCCGCTATGGGCCTTATCTTCCTACCTCTACTGTAAGCAAGTAAAACAGACTCGGATTTACCCCTACGAGGTACGCTTTTTCTTTTTAATACTCCTATTACAGTACGAACAGGCACACCTAACATCTCATTTATTTCTGTACTCGATAATTTCTCATTTAGATACAGATCACAAATCCTCTGGCATAATTCGGGTGATAATTTTCTGCATGTCCTATTTCTTTTAATTAGCATCAGTTCACTCCGGCCAGTTGCACACATTGTTCCAGCTTGTTTTCAGCCTTGCGTAGATTCCCTTTGGCATGAGCGCAGATCATATTGTAATGCTCCGGGGATAGCTGTATCTGTAAATGCTGGCATATTCGGGATAGCTTACATTTTATAAGATTGTCCGTGATCGGTTTAAACTCGTATGTCTGGCAGCGCGACTTGATAGTGTCCGGTATCTTGTTAAATTCAGTGGTACACATGATTAAAACAACATACGATGGTGGTTCCTCAAGTAGCTTAAGTAAACAATTGAACGCTTGCTCAGTTAGTGAATGAACTTCATCTAGTATATACACTTTATGTTTCCCTATAGGTGTAAATTGTGCCTTATAGCATAGCTCTTTTACATCGTCTATACCCCGAAATCTAGCAGCGTCAATCTCTATCGTGTCCCAGTGGTGGCCGGCCTGGACTAGCCGGCAATTATTACAGATACCACAAGGTTCACCGGCTGCCGGGTTATCACAGTTAAGAGCTGAGGCTAATAGTCGAGCGGTTGAAGTCTTACCGGAACCGGATGCGCCATGAAACAAATAGGAATGATGGAAGTGTCCGGTTACTACCTGGCTCTTGAGTATCTTGATGGTGTTGTCCTGGCCTAATACATCGCTAAACTCTTGAGGTCTCCAATCATTATATATTGCCATGCTCTTCACTCCCTTAAAGTATGCCCTTCGTTTGCCCGTAGGACGGTCTTATTAGTCCGGGATGATGTTCTGGTCGTCCGGTTGGTCTATCTGGTCGTCCGGTTGGTCTAGCGGACATTCTCCCATAGGTGGATCGCACTCTATCCATGAGTCATGATCAAGTCCATCCGCCATAGAAAATACTTCAGTCTTAAATTGAGCATAAATACATGAGCTGCATTTATTTCCGGTCATAAATCACACTCCAATATAAAAACATCCTA